AATAGATTGTACTAGCTGTTCAACAACAAGTATTCTGTATAGCTGTTGTACGATGTCAGCAGCCATAGATCTAAAGGCATCTTTAGCTGATGTAGTTCCATCTACTAGACCCATAAAGAAGTCACCAAAGGCTCCAGATACACTATCAGCTATAGCTACTTGTTGTTTCTGTGCGTCAGTTAGTTCTCTGGTGAGGTCTATAGTTTCTTTTATGCCCTTATTCCTAGCATTATGTTCTGCTATAAGTTCATCTACAGTCTTATAACCAAATTCTTGTTGATAACGGGTTCCTTGCAGTCTAGGATCACCACCACGACCACTAGCTACACCTACACCTATCATTTTTTGCTGTACGCTAAGGAGATTTAATCTGGCCTTTTCTTGGTCATTAATGTCTTCTAGAGCTTTCTTTTGATCAACTAAGTAGTTAAGAGCAACCCTTAAACGAGCAGCCTGAGTCTCGTTTAAATCAGCTTGTTTTATATAAAGGTCTAACTTCTTCTGCTCAAGTCTCTCTTGTATATAGGTTTCGTCTTTATAAGCTGTTCTTAAGAACACTTCATGCTTTAAGAGATCACCTTGAGCCACCATAGAATCACGTTGCTTATTGAAGGAGTCTTCTATCCTCTTTAGAGCTTGCTCTTTTAATTTAGTTTGACTTATCTGCTCTTTAATCTCTGCTGTTAATTCACGCCCTTGTCTAACTTGCTCTACTCTTCTAGCTATTAACGCATCTGCATTATCAAGCAAAGAATATTCTAACTTAAGTTTATTGCGTAATAATTGATCCTCTAAGTCAGCTTGAGTTATAGTACCTGCTGCTAATTGTCTTAATAAATCTAGTTTATCTTCTTCTATAGCATATGTTGTACTAGCCTTACTAGCTTGCCTATCTTGAGCCGCTTCTATGGCCTGTTCAGCATCTCTAATCCTTTCTTGAATCTCCAGTTGATCCTCAAGAAAATTCTTTCTGTCTTCTTCTTTTTTCCTTAGCTGTTCAGCCCGATCATTTAGTTTGCTATATTCATCATTCTGTTTTTCTAATAGGTCTACTCTTTCTTGGTCACTCTTTACAATAGTTAAGCCAAAGACCTTTAAACCTTGCGCTCTTACCTTTTGAATCCTAGATAGGCCATCTTGTGCAGCTAAGAACTGATTAGTTTGTTGTAGTGCTTTCTGGTACTCAAGAGCTTGTTGACCTATAGCTTGGTTAGTATCTTTAATGCCAGTTACTAATTTGTAAACCTCTAATCTTGTATCCTTGATACCCTCTGAAAGTTTCTTCATAGCAGGGGCAAAGCTATTAGATAGGTCTTGGAAATCAGACATAGCATCTTTAGCTTGTAGGAAAGACCTAGCTAACATCGTCCCTATAGCCAGACCTATGCCTATAACTGCACCATAAATTCCGGGCAGCAATCCTGCAAGCTGTGTACCCTGTTGACCAAAAGCTACAAGGGCGCTAGTTCCAGATTGCACTTGGACAAAGAAGTCACCAACTTGATAACCCACTTGTTGAGAAATCATACCAAAGCGGTTCATCTTCTTACCGCCCATTACAGTTGCAGCAGTATTCGCAAGCTGTGCATCGGTTGCTTTTCTTAAGGAAGCTGCATAAGTTCTGACCTCACTAGCTGCCTTTTGATATGTACCACCAAGTTTAGATAATTGTGAAGACTGTTTAACAATCTCAGTATTGTATCTAAAGGCACTTATCTTACCATCTCTAAATGCCTTCTCAATAAGAACAAGATTAGCTTGAAACTTCTTCTGTTCCCGTTGAGTCCTTATGAGATCTCTGTCATCAACACTAATAACAAATCTTAGATCATCAGCCATTCATCGTACCCATAAAGACTACATCAACACGTTTTATTGCTTCTATCTCCCAAGAAGACAATGGTGTATCTGTAAGCTCCTTCCATGTTTTTATTTCTTGATAACTTATCGGGTTTGGGCCTGAGAACCCCATAGTTCTACTTGCGTTTAATACAATAAAGGCAGACCAAACATGAGACATAAGCAATGGGAAGTCGGGTCCATCTAATGCTTTTGGTCTGTGTCCAGTCTGCCTTTCTACTTGTTCTAAGTGTTCACGTTCTGATGTGCCTGACTTGTCTGGTCTACTTATAGAGAACTCATGCTCTGCGTAGTCAACCAGTTCTTCAATCAGGCCTTCGTAAAATCCAGAGAGTTAGCTACTGCTTCCTCAATCTGATCTCTTATCCAGAATACTTCAGCGTAAATCTCTTTGGCCTTAGCGATAGAGAACTTAGGTTTAGAACCACCATAAGTAATCTTCCAGCCTTTAGTAGTTTTAGCAAGTAAGTCTAAAGTAGCGTCCTCTAGGTCTTCTGCTGTAATCTCTACCTTCTTCTTATTCTGTGCTTGCTTCAGACGTTTGTTGGTTTGTTCGTGTACAGCAGCCTTGTACTCTTTAGAGTGTGGTGCATATACAGTGATAACCATTGGTGTATCGTCATCATTAGTCAAGACATCAAAGCTAGTAGGATGTACAATAGTGACATCTACAGTGTCGCTGGTCGGGGTTAAATCTAGTAAGTCCATGTCGAGTTTCCTTTCGGGTAAAAAGTTGTCGGGTCGGGTAAAAGGGGAAGCATCAGACCCGACACCAATGCCTCCCCGCCCTAGCTAGGGTACTTTATGCAGAGCGAGTAATAACTAAGTTACTTGCATCTGCTGTGTTGTAGAGTGCTACGAATGATAGAGAGATAACACGGCTAGTTGGGCCATCTACACCTACATCTGCACTATTGATCTTAGCCCGTGGGAATGCGAACTTCATAGTATTGCTACCATCACCCACAGTTACCTCAAGCTCAGTTTCAGTCTCATTCAAGAAGCGGTTAATTAAGGCTGCATCCTCAAAGTAAGCTGAGATAGTGCCTTCAACTTCAGCACGACCAACTTCCAATTGTGGCGCACTATCACTACCAATTACGAAAGTAGGTGCGAAGGAGTTCGTCAGAGTGAAGTCCATACCAGTTACGATAGCTGACGTAGTGGGCGTACCATCAACATCACCGATAGCTAATGTACCTGAGTAGGCATCGAAGGGAGCAGCACCTGATGCGGCATCCTGTGTCTTCTCAGTATCACCAATAGTCATGTCCTTACCAACCATACCGTAGGTAGCTGTTACCATCTGGTTGGGGGCAAGAGAGATACCCATAGTAGAAACTGTCATACCTGTGAACAAACGAGCTTGGTCGATGTCAGCAGCATAGTCTTCGATAGAGAAGAACTTAGGTGTAGTACCAACCTTAAGGACGTTAGTTGACCAAGTGGACAACATAGCTGATTCTAGGAATGCATCATAGTCAGCATCACGTAAGTCAGCAACAATATCACCAGCAGCTTGACGGTTGCCATGACGGTCAACACGGGGCATACGATCAGGTTGAATGTCAGTACCAGCTACACGATCTTTAGTTAAGTTCAAAGAGTGTGTGCTGAAGGGTAAGTTTTGGAAGTTACCAGCAGGAGTCGTGCCAAATGTGCTTTCCACAATGAACGATAGGCTGGAACGAGAACCTTGTGCGAAGGCCATAATGTATTCTCCTAATTATTATAAACGTACCATCCGATATTAATCGGAACATAGTACCAAGGCGCATCTAAGAAACCTTGCTGTCTTTCAGCGTAGTCAATAGATACAGTTATTGTTTCATCCCCAGTGTAGGAGATTTTAGTGGTTGCTTCAAAAGCCTCTAAAATAGTATTAGCTAAGGCATCAGCAGCGGCGGGGCCATTACCTTCTGGGGTGTAGGCAGTTACAACAAACACACCATCGTATCTCTGTTGTGGGTTTAAACCTCTTACAGCGGGTCTGCGGAGTGTCGGGAGGAAATTAGTCTGTAGGTAACTTGTACCTGTCGTTGGGCTAAATGAGACATTCTCATAAGCTATGCCTGATGGCAAACTAGCAGTATTAGCTAACTTGTTCTCAAGTGCTGCCCGTATGTCATTATAAATACTAGCCATGAATATTTCTCACTTGAGTATAGACGTAATAACCTTGTTTTTTCCAATTAGGCCCACCGTACTCTACTGCCTGAGCGTGAGGACTATCATTACGAAGGGTAATCTTTGTGGTATCAGATAAATCTAAAGCATTAATGTCTTGTACTAGATTATCTAAACCTTCTTGACGCATAAACTGTTGGTTTTGTTTCTTAGGTTTATTACGAGAAGATTTACCACGACCCCTAGAACTCGTATTAGTCTTGAAGGAGTGTGATGTAACATATGCACCAGTATCTACGGGGGATAATCTAACAGCAGTTTGTGCTATGTCTATTAGGACATCTCTAACTTTGTCTTCAGCAGTTTGCTCAAGTAAAGCTAATTTCTGTTTAAGAGAGGGATTGACCTTAAGGGTTGCCTGTATAGCCATTACTCTCTCACATCACACAAGAAACAAATCTTGACCCCATTAGAAAATATAGTAACAACAGAAATAACATTAACTGTGTCACCGTTACCAATAATCTGAT